CACGGCTGGCACCTGGTATCTGCAAAGTGCATATTCATATTCATACCAAGAAAGGATAACATAAATGTCTACTAAAAGTCCCACCAAAGGCAATCTAGAGAAGTTGCGCCAACGTTTGTCCACGATAGACACTGGCTTCGGCTCTGGTTTCTATGGACCAAAAGAAGGTCGTAACCTTATTCGCATTCTGCCACCTGTGGGTGAGATGGAGTTCTTCTTTCAACCAGTAGGACGTCATTATATGCCTCCTGATGGAAAGAAGTCTGTATATTGCCCCAGCTTCACCTCCGATGGCGATTTGCCATGTCCAGTATGTGAACTGGTCGCTGACCTGAGAAATGCTGGCGAGAAGAAGATGGCGGATGAATTGCGAGTGAGAAGGTCATTCTGGATGAATGTCATTAATCGTGACGACGAGAAGACTGGTGTTGGAATTTATACACCAGGAATCATAGTCTTCAGCGAATTGTCCAGTTTGATTACAGATCCTGATTACGGTGATATCACCGACATACTGAATGGCTACGACATCATCATTGAGAAATCAGGCAGTGGTCGTGACACCGAATATCATGTCAAGCCTCGTCCAAAAGTAACTCCTCTATGTGAAGACGAAGACCAACTGGAAAAGTGGTTGGAGTCTGCAAAAGACCTCACCTATACAGAAGCATCTGATGATCCAGATGAGGATAAGGAATTATCCAAGGGTCATGCGCTGTATCTCCTGCCTTACGAACGTATCGTAAAAGAGTATCAGCTTGAAGACTTCTTAGAAGGAGAGGAAGAAGAGGAAGAAGAGGAAGAAGACGAGGAAGAGGAAGAAGTGGTTCCCGTCAAGAAACATGCCGTGAAAGATGAAGTGGACTTCCGTCGAACACGTCGTGCGGTCGCTAAGAAATAAATGAAAATATGCCACTTTGCAGATACCCATATCGGCGGTAACACCGATGGTCCAACGGATCCAGGAACTGGTTTGAAAGGGAGAGTACTAGATTTCCTGGATTCGTTGGACGTTATGATTGATTATTGCATAGATAACGATGCGGACATAGCATTGTTTGCGGGAGATGCTTTTCATAAGCATTCTCCGAATCCAGTTCTCTTGAATGAATTCACGAAAAGAATACATAGATTATCTGAGCATTGTCCTGTTGTGTTGCTTGTTGGAAATCATGATGCCACATACGGCAGTGCCGACAAGGTGTCTTCGATAGAAGTCTACAATTCTCTGCAATTGAAGAACATCCTCATAGGGAACAAGTACGAAGTCATAGCAGTGGAGACTAAGAGCGGTATCATACAGATTGCTACATTCCCTTATCCGTGGAGGAAACTGTTTCCCAGACAAAAAGACATTTCCAATAAGATAAAAGAACTTGAGAAGTGTGTCGACGATATGTATCCTGCTGTGTTTCTGGGACACTTTGGTCTTCAGGGAGCCAAAGTATCAATAGAACCTGGATATATAATATCCGATGATGCACAATTGAACACTTCTTGGCTTTCCAGAGGTCCGTGGGACTATGTTGCTCTAGGTCATATACATAATTATCAATGTATGAACGAGGGAGAAGTGCCTCCAGTTGTGTATGCTGGCAGCATAGATAGAGTGAACTTTGGAGAAGAGAAGGGAGACAAGGGTTTCGTCTGGGTGGAAATAAACAAGAAAGATATGGACTTCTACTTTGTCAGTGTCAGTCCCAGACGAATGGTGTCGTTGGACTACGAGTTCAAAGATACCGATAGACATATTACGACAAAGATTGTCAACGATATCAACGAAAGAGATTTGGTCGAAGCCATTGTGAGGGTTCGCATAAAAGTTCCTGAACGACTTGCTACATCAATACAGGCAGCCAGAATCTACGAAGCATTAGAAAGTTGTTATCATGTTCATGCTGTCAATATATCTAGAATATCTGCTAAGCCAGTGTCGAGATTGGGGGAAGACGTCGACAGCACCACACTAATCTCGCGTCCAAGTTTAGAGCTAGTGGATATGTTCTTCACAAGCGTTCGTCCAGTGCCTGAGAAAGAGAAGCAGGAACTGATGAAGTTGGCTAAGGAAATCATGGAGGAGAGCTATGAATAATCAAATAATTGCCTTATGTGGTGCGATATCCATAGGAGCTGTGTCTTGGGCAGTGTATATTGTAATCTCAGCTTATTGGAGTTACAAGAAAGATATGGATTCAGAAAAGCAATCTCAAGATGAGATGAAGGAGTCCATGAGGCACTATGACTAAGACCATTCTCAGTGACCTGAAGAGTAAGAAATTGTCTGTCATGTTTCTAGATGACGACGACTCGCCATGCGTTGTCTCTGAGTGGGTCAGCACAGGCTGTCTTGCTCTAGATGCTATAATGGGTGGGGGTCTACCCGTTGGGAGATTAGTGGAAATTTTCGGAGATCCTTCTACAGGCAAGTCTTTGATAGCTTCTCAGGTTGCAGCAATTGCTCAGCAGATGGACGCGACAGTATTGTATATCGATACCGAAACAGCTGTGTCGAAAGACATGATGGCTGAAGTCGGTGTCGATGTTTCCAAACTGCTGTATGCTTCTCCTGATACTGTGGAAGAAGTCTTCACTATAATACATGAAACGATAGATTCTAAGACTGAAATTGACCCAGATGGATTATTGGTAATAATCTGGGACAGTATCTCTGCCACATCTATTCAGCAGGAGATGGAAGCTGAATATGGCAAGGCAACAATGGGTAGACACGCTGGTCTAATAAGTCAGGGACTGAGGAAGATAACAAGGAAGATAGCTAAGAGCAGTGTTGTGTTCCTGACTATCAATCAGGTAAGAGAAAAGATTGGGGTGATGTTCGGAGATAACACAGCGACATTCGGTGGAAAAGCTGTGTCGTTTCATTCTTCTATCAGAATTCATCTTCACATGAGTGGTAAGATAAAAGATTCAGACAAGCATATAATAGGCATAAATGTCAGAGCAGTTGTCGAGAAGAACAAGCTGGCTGTACCATACAGAGAAGCGATTCTGCCAATCTATTTCGGGAACGGAATAGATGATGGGGAAGCCTCTTTCGATATGCTGAAAGAGACTGGAATCATAACGACGCACGGTAACTCTTATGTCATTACCATTGATGATAAGGAATCCTCATTCAAGAAATCATCGTGGAATAAATTCTATAATGATAACTATGATTCTATAGAGAAGATTGTGACAAGGATATATGATACTTCTAATTGATGGCAACAATCTTGCGTATAAATGTCGCTATGTCTTCAACCTATCTCATGCTGGAGTAGACACGAGCGTGACTTATGGCTTTATCAGTGTTATATCTAGCATGTTGGAAAAGTACAATCCTTCATCTGTGATTGTGTGTTGGGATGGAGGGATTCCTGATTTCAGACGACAGGCTCTTCCTCAGTACAAGGCTACAAGAACTCATGATTGGGAAGAGGGAGAGAAGGAAGACTTCTATCGACAGATGGATGAATTGTGCGATTTCATACTGCCTAACATGGGCATCATTTCCATCCGACATCCTGGAGCAGAAGCAGATGACCTGCTGTATCACGCATCAAGAATACTTAATGATAAGAATATAATAATCGTCACATCTGACAAAGATTTGTACCAGGCTTGTACAAAGGATGGAAATGTCAAAGTACTGAAAGGAGACGAACTTATCAGCACGAAAGAGATTGAGAAATACATTGGTCTTCCTTTCAATCAGTTAGGAGAATGGCGAGCAATACAAGGAGATAAGTCTGACAATATTCCTGGAATTGCTGGAGTCGGAGAAGTCACAGCGACTAAACTGATGAGTCAATTTGGGGATATCGTGACGCTGTACAACGCTGCAATAGGCATTAGTCCTCTGAAGGTATTATTATCGCCAAAGATTGCCTCGAAGGTCCAGGCATTTGGGATGCAAGCATTGATCGTCAATGTAGTCGTGTCTAGATTATATATTGACCGAGTTGGTGCGAGACTAGCTATCGTTGCTAGTATGTATCCATTTCCTACTGCTAACATTCCCATTATGAAGAAGTTCTTTATGTCTCGAGCATTCACTTCTCTTATGACGTCGAACTTGTTCGCAAATATTAGAAAGTTTCGACCTCCGAAGATAAGACGAGATGTTCGCTTTCCAGTAAATATCGGCAGGAGGTTTCCAGTTGATTAGATATTATATAGGCATTGACCCAGGAAAGTCTGGTGGAATTGCAGTCATAGACAAAGTTGGAAATGATGCGAAAGTGACTTCTATGATATTCGATGGGAAGTTGATAGATTTCCGCAAGATGTCTAGATGGATAAGATATAATTGTCATACCGATGACACGATTCCACCTATAATTATGGCTGGTATAGAGAAGGTT